CGTACTAATAGGTTATCAAGCAGCTACTGCTTTTACTAATCACCAAAGAAATACTATTATTGGTTATCAAGCTGCTTTATCTGCAGATGGTGGAGAAAATAATAATACTATAATTGGCTGGCAAGCTGGAATGAGTATGAATAGTAATGATGCAAGTAATAATGTTATCATTGGAAAAGAAGCGGGTACTGGAGGAACTGGTACATTAGCAAGTGCGGTAATTATAGGTGAAAGTGCTATGAACTCAACTGCAAATCATGCATCTACTGGACAAATAGCTATAGGTCGGAATGCTCTTACTGCACTTACTTCAGGTGGTTCAAATACTGCAATCGGATATCTAGCTGGAGATGCACTAACTACTGGTAATAGTAACACTATAATGGGCTATAACGCATTTAGCTCTGCTGATGGTGGAGAAGATAGAAATGTTATTATTGGAAAAGATGCTGGTTCGTCTATTAATCATGATAATGCTGACAATAATGTAATTATTGGAGAAGGTGCTGGCGTAGGTGGTACTGGTGAATTGAAACGATGCGTTGTAATTGGTATGGATGCAATGGATGCTACTGGAGCTAATAACCAATCAGGTACAATAGCGATAGGATATCAAGCTCTTACTGCACTTACTTCAGGTGCTGAAAATGTCGCCATTGGTCATGAAACATTAAAAGCTAATACAACTGGTTATCATAATACTGCTATAGGATACCAAGCATTATTAAGTTTGTTACCTACTACTGGAACTGAAGGAACTGCCGTAACCGCAGTGGGAAGAAAAGCTGGTTTCTTAATGACTACTGGGGAAAGGAATGCTCTTTATGGTGCAGGAAGTGGTACTCAGATAACTACTGGAGCATATAATACTTTTCTAGGTGCTTATAGTGGAGAAAATGTTACAACTGGCAATAACAATATTGCTTTAGGGCATCATATTAATATGTCAGCAGTAGATGTTGATTATGAATATGTTATTGGAAGTGGGGCTGGGCAAAACGATGATTTTGATGGAGCTGGTACGGAAACAATTAGAATAGGCAGAGCATCTGATTTTATTACAAATGATTTCGGTGAGAATGCTACTTGGACACATTCATCTGATAGAAGAATTAAGAAAGATATAAAGGATACCAACTTAGGATTAGAATTTATACTTAAACTACAACCAAAAGAATTTAAGAAGAAAGCTCCAAGTGAGTATCCACCTGAGTTTATGCAATATGATGAAAGTCAAACAGAACGTAAGAATCCTGATAGGATACATTATGGGTTTGTAGCACAAGAAGTTAAAGAAGCTATGGATTCGGTAGGACACTCAGAGTTTCCTGTGTGGAAAGAAAACAGAGATGGTATGCAGGAATTGGGTGAAACAGAATTGATTACACCATTGGTAAAAGCAGTTCAAGAACTAACAGAAATCGTAAAAGCTCAACAAAAAGAGATAGAAGAGCTAAAAAAGAAATAAAAAATTGTATTTAACATAATTACGTTATATTTATATAAAGTAACTAACCAAAACATAGGAGATAAGTTATGGCTGAAGAAGCAAAGGTTGTAGAAGCATCTAATGAAATTAAATTTTCAGAAGAAGAATTAAAAGAACTAGGTGAACTACAAACAAGTTATCAAGAAAAACAAGCTCAGTTAGGGCAAATCGCTGTACAAAAGATACTTTTAAATCAACAAGTTGAAGCAATTGAAAATCGTCAAACAGAACTTGAGTCTGAATACGAGGCAGTTCAACAATCTGAACGTGATTTAGTACAGAAATTAAACGAAAAGTACGGACCTGGTCAATTAGATCCACAGAGTGGAGTATTTACACCAATACCTCAAGAAGAAGCACCGGCTGAAGGTTAATATTAAAAAACTTCTCCAAATAGTACATTTTGGGGAACTTAGGTTATACTTATAGTAGAATAATTGTATTTATTCAAAAAAATTTGTATAATAAAGATTAACTAGGAGAAAAATAATGGCAGAAAGAATCGTTTCGCCTGGTGTATTTACTCGCGAGAGTGATTTATCGTTTTTACCACAAGCTATTGGAGCTATCGGTGCAGCTATTGTAGGGCCTACAAAAAAAGGCCCTGCTTTTGTACCAACACAGATAACTTCGTTTCAAGACTTTGAACAAGTTTTTGGTGGTATGGATGATAGGTTTTATACACCTAATACAGTAGAACAATATTTAAAGAGTGCGGGAGTCGTAACAGTTGTTAGGATTCTTGGACTAGGTGGATATAAACATGATAATTTAAGATTAAACGTACATGCAGACGGTGGTGTGACTCAATCACTAGCAGTATTAGCTCCATCAAGAGGTAATGGTGGTACCAGTTTTGCTGGTAGTAATATAACACTAAATAATCCTATAAGTGGATCTGTACAATCTTGGGATTCATTTGAATTAAATGTCGTACCAGTTGGAGCTGCAACAGAGTCATATGCTTTATCATTTAACTCAAGTAGTGCAAATTACATTACAAAAGTACTTAGTCAAGATCCACAATCTACAAGAAGTGGAAATTCAAATTCATCTGTATATGTTTATAAAGTATGGACTCACACAGGAAATTCTACTACATATGATTCATTTTCATCTGCATCATTAGATATAGATTCAAATGGATTAAACTTTTATGATGGTACTAATACAGTAGACAATGATGGAAATGAATCAACAGATTGGACTGGAAACAAAGCATATCAAACTGCAAGAACACCGTGGATACAATCTCAATTAGTAAATGCTACAAGATATAAACTATTTAGAATATATACTCGTTCACATGGAAGTAATATAAATTCTGAAATAAAGATTGCTATTAGAGACGTTAAACCAGCTGCAGATATAGCTGGTTCGGATTTTGGTACTTTTACTATACAAGTACGATCTAATAATACTGAAGATAATATTATAGAACAGTTTGATAACTTAACATTTGATTCAACATCACCAAACTACTTTGCAAAAAGAATTGGTGATAGACACGTTAGTATTGATTCTAATGGAAAACTTACTTTCTTTGGTACAATGCCTAATTTAAGTAAATTTATTAGAGTAGGTGATTATGCTTCTAAAACAGCAGGAGAGAATAACCTTGCAACACATCCAAAAGAACTTGTTCCTATGGGCCATGATGCAGTATATAATCCTACAGCGGGTACAACTGAAATACCTGCAGTAATATTCAAATCAAATCAAACAAGTGCTATTGGAACATACGATGGTAATACATTCTATGGATTTGATTATCTGTCTACTAATATAAAAGACGATAATGCTAATTATTTAGCTCCAATACCATATCCAGCTAATGTAGGTAACAATATAACCATGAGTTTAGAAGACATGAATGGTGATAATGATGCTAATCCAAATGGTGAGACAACATATGCTGATGGTTCAACAACAATTACTTTGACTAATTCAACATTGGCTCAAAGAAAATTTGTTGTTCCTCTACAATGGGGATTTGATGGTAGAAATCCAGCAACAGCTTATAATGTTGGAACTGCAATAACAGCAGGAAATACACAAGGGTTTGATTTATCAAGTTCTACATCTAGTGGTAGTTTAGCTTACAAAAGAGCTCTAAACGCTATCAGTAATCCAGATGAATTTGATATCAACTTGTTAGTAACACCTGGTGTTATTCATAGATTACATTCTAACGTAACAAACCATGCTATATCTAAGGTTGAGTCTAGAGCAGATGCACTTTATATTATGGATGCTGCAGCATATGGTGATACTGTTGAAACAGTATTAGATACTGTGAAGAATCTTGATACTAACTATGTGGCTACATATTATCCTTGGGTAATGATTCCAAATAGAGACAGTTCAATACCAGTATGGGTTCCGCCTTCAGTTGTTTTACCTGGTGTTATTTCATATAACGACCAAGTAGCTCACGAATGGTTTGCACCAGCTGGATTGAATCGTGGTGGATTGACAAGTGTATTGGAAGCTAAAACAAGATTGACTCATGCTGAAAGAGATGACCTTTATGAAGGTAGAGTTAATCCAATTGCTTCTTTTCCTGGTCAAGGTGTAGTCGTTTTCGGACAGAAAACATTACAATCTAAACCATCAGCTCTAGATAGAATCAATGTTCGTAGATTACTAATTGCATTAAGGAAATTTATTGCAAGTGCTTCAAGATACTTGGTATTTGAACAGAATACTCAAGCTCTAAGGAATCGTTTCTTAAACATTGTGAATCCTTATCTAGAACAAGTTCAGTCTAATAGTGGTTTAAGTGCTTTTAGGGTTGTCATGGATGACACTAATAACACACCAGATGTTGTAGATAGAAATCAATTGGTAGGACAGATATTTATCCAACCTACAAGAACTGCAGAGTTCATTGTACTTGATTTCGTAGTACAACCAACTGGAGCTACGTTTCCTGAGTAAAATTAGTTAAAACTAATACATGAAAAAAACCCCATTTAATCGTGGGGTTTTTTCTTTTTACTAAAAATTTCTTTAATTGATATTTATTTATGAGTAGAAATAAACGACTTTTTAGGAGAAAAAAGAAATGGCTACATTAGATCCTTCAGAAATTATGTTCACACCGTTTGAACCGAAAACAAAAAATCGGTTTATAATGTATGTAGAAGGTATACCATCTTATTTAATTAAAACTGCAAACAGACCTCAAATAGAGTTTGAAGAAATAGTTTTAGACCACATCAATGTTAAAAGATATATAAAAGGTAAAGGTGCTTGGCAACCTATTGATATCACTTTATACGATCCAGTTGTTCCATCAGGTGCACAGGCAGTTATGGAATGGGTTCGTTTATCACATGAATCAGTAACAGGTCGTGATGGATACTCAGATTTTTATAAGAAAGATATTACATTTAATTTGTTAGGTCCAGTTGGTGATGTTGTTGAAGAATGGGTACTAAAAGGTGCTTATATTCAAACAGCTAACTTTGGTGAACTAGATTATGCTTCTAGTGATCCTGCTGAAATCACCCTAACACTTAAATACGATTACGCAATCTTACAATTCTAAGGAGTAAATATGAGTTTTTTAAGAGAAATGCTTTCTAGTGATGCTAAAATCTCTAGTAAAAGATTTGTCGGTTTCGCTGCATTCTTTATGTTGATTTGTAGTTGGGGTGCTGATACCTTTTCTACATTTGAAGTCAAGGACAAAATACTTGAATGTTTTATGTACATTTCAGTAGTTGGACTTGGTGTTACAGCAGCTGAGAAGTTTGGTAAAAAATAATAGTTTTAAGACAAAATTAGTTATATATATAAGTACACAATATAAAGGAGTCATTTATGGCTGATTACAAATTTCCTACGGAAATGGTAGACTTACCATCCAGAGGATACTTCTATGTTGATGGTCATCCTTTATCTAAGGGTAAAGTAGAAGTAAAATACATGACCGCAAAAGAAGAGGACATCCTAACCTCTCAGAATCTAATACAACAAGGAACTGTTATTGAAGTTTTATTACAAGCATTAATTGTAGATAAAACAATAAATGTTCAAGATTTACTTATTGGTGATAAAAATGCTATTATGGTAGCGGCTCGTATTCTTGGTTATGGTAAAGATTATAATTTTGAGTATGGTGATGAAGAACAGACTGTTGATTTATCTAAATTAGAACCAGCTAAATTGGATTTTAGTAAATTTACTAAAGGTAAGAATGAATTTTCTTTTGATTTACCAAATTCAAAAAGAACAATAACTTTCAGATTACTAACTGGTAGAGATGAACAGCAGATTGAAACAGAATTAAAAGCTTTAAAAAAAATATCAAAGGATACTAGTTCTGAATTAACTACTAGACTTAAAAAAATGTTACTATCAGTAGATGGTAATACTGATAAAGCTTTTATATCTAGTTTTGTAGATAATGAATTTTTATCTAGAGATTCACTTGCTTTTAGAAATTATTTAACATCAATAACACCAGATATAGACATGAACGCAGAAGTTGTAGATTCGAATGGAAAGGAGAAAGTAGTGGTGATTCCAATCACCCTCCGATTTTTTTGGCCTTCATCAGGAATATAAAAGAGAAATACACGAACAGATATTTCAATTAATATTACATTCAAAAGGTGGATTTACTTTTACCGAAGCGTATAACTTACCTATATATTTACGTACATTCTATTTAAAAAGATTGACAACTTACTATAAAAAAGAAGCTTCTGAAATTAAAAAAGAAATAGATAAACACAAAAATAAGTAAGTAGATATTTATTATTGAGTTATAAGACTCAATTTAATTGGAGATTTTACATGGCAAAATATAAAATTACTGAAGGTATAATAGATAAATTTATTGAAAAGATATTTGCAAATGCTGCAGCAAAAGGTCATAGTAGAGCTATTAAAAAACTAAGTAAAAAAGATCCTAAATTTGCTAAGAACTTTAAAGAGTTACTTAAAATGAGAGATGATTTGGAAAGGGATTTAAAATCAAAGGGTATTGATATCGATCAAAGAGGTGCCGACATACTTAGGAATCTATAATGGCAGAAAGTTTAAATGATTTAAAGACACGGAAAGATATCGCCTCAGCTCTAAAACAAGAATTACAAGAACAAAAACAGTTTTTAGAAGAACAGGGTTTTTTGGCTTCTAAACTGTTAGGTATAACCAAAGACGCAACCGTCATCAACGACAAGTTAGTCGCAAAAGAATCATTAAAAAGAGATATAACGAATGACCAGGCTAAGACTGCTTTGAAGACCATAAGAGCCAACAAAGAAATAGCTGGTTCTATAATGAGTCAACTTGGATTCTTAAAAAAATTCAAAAGTATCTCATCTGCAATAAACTTAATACTAGCAGCAAATCCTTTATTGGCTATTGCTGGTATAGTTACTGCATTAGTTGTTGGATTTTTAAAATTACAAAAAGCGGTAGCTGAAACTAGAAAAGAATTAGGTTTATCAACTTTTGAAGCTGGAAAACTAGAAGCACGATTTTTTGGTTTAGGTATTGCTGCAAAAGGATTAGGGTTGTCATCAGAAGATATACGAGGTTCATTTGAGGCAATTAGAACTAATTTTGGTGGTATAGATGAAGCTTCAAATGGATTTATAATGAACTTAGCTTCAGCACAGTTATCTATCGGAGCAACTTCCGATCAAATTGCAAAAGTTTTGTCATTACAAGAATCTGTATCAGATGCTTCTAGAGAAACATTATTATCACAATTAGAAGCGGAAGCAGCAACAATAAGATTAGCTGGTGTTGCACCAGGTGCTATATTTAGAGATATAGCAGAAAATTCTGAGTTTTTTGCATCAACTATGAAAGATGGTGGTAAAAATGTTATGGCAGCAGCAGTTGGTGCTCGTAAATTAGGATTAAATTTATCATCAGTAACTCAAATAGCAGATAATTTATTAGATTTTGAATCTTCAATTGAAGCTCAAATGGAGGCTTCTGTTTTATTAGGACGACAGCTTAATTTAGATAGAGCAAGACAATTATCATACCTAGACGATACTGAAGGAATGATGAAAGAAATATTAAAACAAGTTGGAGGAGAAGCTGAGTTTAGTAAGATGTTGAGAGTGGAAAGACAAGTGCTTGCAAAAGCTGTTGGAACAGACGTAGAAACACTTGCTAGGTTAGTAAGAGCACGAGAAACTGGTGGTAAAATGGAAGCTACTAAATCAGCGATGAGTGCATATGAAAAAGCTTCAACCGAAGCTTCAGGAAAAACAAATGATATTCTTGGTAATATTGAAAAAAATACCAAAGGATTTATTGGTGCATTAATAG